TATTTACCGACGCCACCAACAAGTTCAGTCCTAACAGACAACTCATCATCACCAGCGATGGTCGATTCCAGTTTCTCTTTGAGCCAGTTGGTTGCGTCGATTCCAAGTGCCTTCTCCTCTAGATTTCTCGTCCTTTTCTCTGGTGTATCAACTCCTGCAACTCTAACTCTTTCTTTCTTGTATAAATCAAACCCAAGATCAATAGTTATATCCAGCGTGTCACCGTCTACAACTCTGTCAATTGCCACTACTCTAAAATTGTAACAGGACTTCCTGCTTGGTGGTGTCATTGCTCCCATAATTGATCTCCTTTGATTCTACTGCAGTTGCTATTCCGATTAGTGTAATGGCAGCAGTTATGACGGCACCGGCACCCCATACCCACTTCTCTAGTTTACGAACTCTTTGTCTGAGTTCTTCTTGAGTTTTCTCAGCATCTTCAATGCGATGTATCAGGAGTGCTATCTGTTGATCCTGATCTGCATCCTTCTTGTTGATTTGATCCGCCATCGTCCAATTCATCAAAAGCCATACGCATTATATAGACGATATAGTATGTAACTCCAATAAGAAGTATTATCAAACTAATGATAACACTCCATACAGGATCAGCAACATTAGAATGTGAATTTAGTAATAAGTTCATGAATTATTAAATTGGTCTTCAAGCATTATTTTAAATAAGTTATCTCTTAGAGCCCACAACTGTTCTTGTTCTTCATAAGGTCTGGCAGGAGCTCCTGGCCAATACTTAATGGTTTCTTTCACACAATGATGCATGAGTTTTATGTCTTCTATTGTTACACTTATTGTGTAGTCATAATACTCTTCTTCGTTCATGGATTTCTTGGATCGATTCCTAAAGTTTGTAGATAATCTATCCACCAGTTTTGATCTTTTATGTATCTCCAATTAGGAACAGGTTTTCCTTGTTCTACCACATAGTATTGATAGAGTGCATCATCTATAGTCTGTGCGATCTCCATATTCTTCTTCATCTTCGTCAACGTCTGCATATGCATCTGCCACGAAGGGTCCTCGTTTTCGTAAAGGTTCTTTTCTGACATAAGAAGATTCGGAGTTTACAGCAGAAACCCAAACAGCAAGTTTCATTACGATGAAAATTAAAACCAGTGGTGTAAAACAACCGATTAAAATTACTGGATTCATTTATGTCTCCTCACAAAAGGTTCCCAGTGCTGCCAACTATATTTATGAACTGCCCACATTCCTATGACGGGAACAAACACCAAGATAGTTGAGAGGAATCCTAATCCATAAGGGTTGTTTAATACAACACCACAAAATCTAGCAAACTGTAGTATCATTTTTTTCCTTGTTTAACTGACCATGTTGATTCCATACCAATAACTAACAGTATGACAAATGAAAATACAAAAAGTCCACTCATCATGACTTATAGCCATTGAGGAGTCCCCACCAAACAAATGATGTTATTGAAGTTAGTATTGTTATTGCCGTAATATAAATTTTCATTAATCCGAAATTATAGAAAGTGTGAATAAAAATAAACCAATCAAACTACAAAAGATGATAATGATTAATTGACCGTCGCCCATAAGTCTCTAAAATAAAAATCGACTTTTGTTAAACTACCTTCAGGAATATCGTTACTTGTATGGGCCCACTCTATACAGAAGGTTTGTATAGTTGGTGAGTTTAGCACTCCTTTGACTCCATACATTCTGGAGAATGAACTCATTGCAAAGTCATAACGACTTCTAATGCGCGGTTCCATTCCCGTCGTACTTATCTGATTCATAATAAACATTCTCTCCCTTATAAAATCCAAACAATACTGTAGTGACTACAAATGGGATTGATATCCAAACCAATACGTGTGATAAAGTCATTTAAATCCTATTCAACATGAACAACACCAGTCATACCTGCTCCCTGATGAGGACCACAGAAGAAGTTATAATCTCCTACATCGGCAAATACAACATCTTGAGTTTCTCCTGGAGCAAACAGTAATGATTCTCTAGAGAGATCAGGACGTGCTTCTACAATAATATTGTGAGGAGGTAATGCTTGATTGACAAAATGAACTGTTTCACCGGCAGAGATTGTGATCTCATTTGGTTCAAATACTAAGTTGCCACCAGCACCCATTGATACATCTACTGCCCATGTTGGGGCAGCAAAAAATAACGTGACAATTAATGCAAAAATAAACTTCATATTAGTTTACTCAACTACACTATCTATTATAGTGGCATTCTTTAAAAGTGTTGGTTTGTTGTGAGATCCTTACTTAAAACTTTCTAGGTATTCTTTCTCAATCTGATAGGGATGAACCTTACCTGTTTTCAATTCCCATGCATACTGAAGATCCTGGAATAACCATTGATCTACCCGATAACAGTATTCCCAGTTGACAGGTTGAACACAATTCACGATCACTACCTGATAGAAGGTTACAACATAATTAAAAATGGTATACATTACATCTTGTAATTGTCATCAGATTTAGGTGGTGCTTGAGTCAGTTGAACAGGAGTTTGTTCAATACGGATTGTTTGTGTAGGTGCGGTTTGGGCTGCCTTTTCAATTAATCTTTCCATGTCAGAACTACTGATTCCACCACCATTACTACTACCACCTTCTCCTGCTTTCTTTGCTGCTTGGACGCCAAAGGTCGCCAAGACTCCAGTGAAGACTGATGCAATAAATGTGGGATCTAATTTTTGTTCTGGGATTCCGATTGCAGGGGGGAGTTTAATATATGCCAACGTGAGGATTCCACCAGACCATACAAGGATACCAAGACGGACAAAAGTAGACAGAATTGCAAGTTGTTCTTCCTTATCATCTGTTGCTTCTTTTAATTTACCGAGAATGTTTTTCTTTTTAGGTTCTTCTTTTCCGATCTCTTCCTTCTTAATCTCTTCTGACATTTTGGTAAGGCAGTTAAAATTATTTATGAAAAAAGGGCCCCCTATCGAGACCCTGAACTTTGATATGCTGGTGTCATCATTCCACCGTCTGGTGGACCATCGTCTTCATCTTCATTAGTTAGTGCTAAAAAGATGAAGTATGAGATAATGATGAACACTATTGTTTGGAATAGTGTCCAATCATAATTCATGAATTTTGACCAGATGTTTCTCTTATTACTGCAAAAACTGGAACTAATGCCAGTAGTGCTGCTACTAGAAACCCCATCAGAATACTCCTGGAATGATTTGTCCTGTAGTTGCATATGCACCCATTGCTGCGATGATACCCAGCATTGCTGCCCAACCGTTAATGCGTTCTGCTCTTTCGTTCATTTGTTTTTTCCTGTGTTTTGTTGTAAATAATGACTCTACCATTCTCATGTGTGAATACTAATTCGTCATCATGGTCCCAGCAGAGCTCTTCGTAAAGTGCGTTTAGTCTCTCCATATCCTCGTATAGAGCATTAGGATTCGACATGATTAATATAGTTCCTCTTCCTTTTCAGTCTCGATCACACAGTCTGAAGTAGGATATGAAACACATAGAAGTGCAAATCCTTCTTCAATTTGATCATCATCTAAGAATGACTGATCACTTTGGTCAACTGTTCCACTTACAATCTTACCAGCACAAGATGAACATGCACCTGCTCGACAAGAATATGGAAGATCGATACCTTGTTCTTCGGCAACATCTAGGATGTACTGATCACTATCACATTCGATAGTTTGTTCAGATCCGTCCGCGGACCGAAGAGTAATATTGAATGTCATTAGTAAGTCTCTGATAATTTTTCTACTGAGTAAGCCAACAAAACAAAGAAGGCCACACTAGTTATAGTAAAGAAAAATTGTGTCATTGTCAAGTACTCCTTTTTACATGGATATGTGATGATATCATCATCTATCAGATACCAAAGGCACCGAAGAAGAAGAGACTACCAGTTGTTGCATAGGAAATGATACCGGCAACGAAACCCATCATGGCGAAACGACCATTCATTTTCTCTGCACGTTCTGCATATGTCTCAAGACCATAACGCTCTGCGTCTGTCTCTGAAACATACATTCTTGGTTCTGTAGCGTACATGTTTGTACGTCCACCGTCTTCAGTTGTTACAGTCATGTTACACTCCGTAATGTTTCTTCACATATTATATAGTAAATCTAAAGACCTGTCAAGTTTTGTGAAGTTACTTGGGAGTGTATTTGCATCTCTCAGGATTTTTCTTACACCATCGATACACATATGCATCAGGATCATTGCTCATCTCATAGTGAGCATGATTGTGTAGTATACCTATTAGTATCAGTATCCCTAACAAGAAGACTGATGCCTGTCCTGCAGGATGTGTAACTACGGTTAGTAAATATTTTTTCATTCTGCATCAATAGGGGGATTCGGCCATCCAGGAGGACACATAGGTACACTATAAGGTTCGCTCATAATAAATTTAATTACTGTTTCATCAACTTCTACAGGGTTTATAGGATCACTATCTCTCCATAGAGATGGCATATCTATAAGTACTTTACCTGTAGTATCAGAGGGTGTAATACTTCTGATACAAAGAGCTGGTGGAGTATAATCCATAAAAAAAGGGATGCCGTCGCATCCCCAGTATAACATCTAGATGTTTATGTGTCTATATTGAATATCAGAAGCTATACTTCAGACCCAACTTGGTGCCGTAACCGCGATCGATGTCACTGTCACCACTACCAACGAAGGAGACTTCACCATATGCACCGAGAGCATCGGTCAATGCAAGACCAAGACCTGCCTTACCAGAAGGAACGGTATCACTTTCAGCACCATCAGGACTGACGATAGTGGCACCACCTTGAACGTAGTAACTAGCAGACTCGCTAATGTCACCTTCGTAGCCAACGTGAAGATCGGTTGCGGTACCACCGTAATCAGAACCGGTCCAACCAGAATTAGCTTCTACATTGACGTAGGGACCTGCAAGGGCGGCACCAGCGGACATGGACAGAGCAGCGGTTGCTGCGAATACAGATTTGAACATTTTTGTTTACCTTTTTTGTCTCGTAGAGATTAACCTACGGATGTTAAGAGACTCGACTTGTCTCTGATTTTATCATATAAAACCTTGCTCAAGTTTGCGGAGATTGGTTTTATTACTTAGTGTTAAGATAACCCCCAACACCAGTATATTTATAATATATCATGAGCTCATGGTCTTGTCAACCCTTTTGTTGTGTTGGATCAGATACCCGACCCAGATAGGGATCAAACTCCATCAGTTCATCGATGGACATCTGTGCTCCCTTCTGACTCCAGAAATTCATCTGGGCTTGATAGTTTCCTTTGTGGAATGCATCAACATGGTCAGGGTGAATACTTGAACCCAGTTCCGTCTTATACAGAAGGAGTGGGAGGGCGTAGGTGTTACCTGAGTTGTATACTAGGTCATCAGCAACAGGACGTGGTCTGACACCATTGTCTAACTTGTACTTTTCACCTCTACAATGAAGACGAATTAACTTCTCAGCATGGTGACGTGTAATCAGATAACAAGCAGTAGAGAACTCATTCACAAACCTCTTGTGAACTTTGATATGAATATCTCCTGTACAGATAATTGCAATCTGACATACATCCCAGTCATAAGGAATCTTGGCATAGAAGTCTTGCCAAGTAAAATTCCAGAACCTCACTAGATCAAGATCACAATCATCCTCCATCATGATTGCATAGGGTTCACCTGAATCATAAAATTGTTTGATTGCTTTCAAGTGAGATGTGGTACAACCAATCTCACCAGAACTCATCATGTCTGGATAACGACCCTTCAGAATCTCACTCAGGTCATCATCTCTACCATCATAGGCAGAAACTCTAATGTAGTTTTCAATCTCCCAATACTTAAATTGGTTCTCCATGTACTCCCATCTTTCAGGTTGGTCATCGAGATTGATACAATAGATTGGACCAATATTTTTGAGTTTGAATACTGCCTTATTTTTGTCCATCGATTCTCACTTTATAATAATTTTGATTAGTGATATATTCTCTTAGAGTTTCTTTGTCCATCCTCTGAATCTTTTCCCATTCAACATTATTTGAATGCATAAATGGATTACTAAACCATGAGTTTGGAGTTCTAGAATGTTCTAAGTGGTAGATTACATCGTTAATTCTAGATACATTGTATCCCAGTGTAGTGTATCTATAATATCTTTCAACATCCTCTGGTGCATATGCAACAAAATTTTCATTCTCTAATCCACCTTCAATATAGACATCTCTGTTGAAGAACTGGACGAACCCATACTTTGCATCATAGACTTTTAATACATCTTTGAATGCGGAAAAGTCAAACTCATTTACAAGGAAGTTGGTAACAACTTGGTCATCACCAAACACTTGAAGTTGAAAGTCTCCACTACCGTAGGGATAAACAACATCAGATGTTCCAGTTACAATCCTATCATAGGCCTGCATATAAGAAGCGATAGGAAGGATAACATCACAATCATAATTCACAACCACTTGTGTGGTGGACATCATAATCATGTCATTCAGAACCTTCTGTCTATGGAAAGAAGGAGAGTCTGACTGTTCAAATACATGAGTTAGATTACTAATATCTCCACAGAACTCTTTGATCTGTGGGAGTGCCTTCTCATGAAACACAGAGGTCTTATCAACCTCTTTGATAATTACATTAGTATCAAAATTAGACAACAAAAAACAGACTGAGGTAATTACATTCCTCAATCTGTCGTCAGATTCTATTCTGATTGGGATAATAAAGGTCGCCCTTGATAAATCAAACTTCTTCATCTGGATACTTTCTTGTTTCTAAATGTTTGTCCACAATATAATTGAGCTCTTCGGCATTAACTAACCAAGGGCCTTCAGGGTGTTCTACTCTTGCATTATATTTAACAGTCGAAGAACTGATACGATTATCATGTTCTCTATTTGATGTTAGATGTTCTGCAAGGATGTATGGCATCCCATGATTATACCTCATTCTGTGATAAAAATCAGTATCCATAAGTAATACTAATTCCTCATCGAATGGGAGAAAGTTTTTAGTAAGAAAAGAAACACCAGAAGGACTACCAAGAAGATTACGACCTTCTAACATCTCTGGTGTCCACTTAGGTATCATTGGTCGGAAGTGTTCTCTACCATTACTGGTGTGTAAGAACCCATTGAAACACCACTTACAGTTTTGCTCCTCATAAGTCTCTACAATTCTTTCGAGTGCGATAGAACTAATGAGTAAGTCGTCCTGAAAGATAATCTTAGTAATGTCACCACTACACATCTCTACAGCAGAGTTAGTATTGGCAGGACCATTACCTCTCTTCCCCTCATTCTTATAGTATTGAACAGTAAAATAGTTTGCATACTCACCACAAACATCCAGGATACTATCATCCTGTGAGTGGTCAGATACACAAACTTCAATGTCTTGAAATGTTTGGAACTTAATAGTCTCAAACAACTCTGTGAGATATGTGGCACCTTGACCATTCATCTCATAGGTTGGAATAGCAATAGAAAGTTTAGTCATCAGATTTGAGTCCAACGATTAGGAACAATGTCAACAGTATTATTCTTGGCAGTATAACCAGTAGAACCAAACCAAGTCTTAGGAGTAATAACTTCTGGGTCAGGGTTCCGACTTAACCATGCTCCCCACCAAGAGAATGAAGAATTTGCAATGATGTAATCAGTACACATGGTCATCATACACAGGTCATACACATTATTATCTGTTTCAGACACAAGGAACCTATCTGGTTTGAAAATGTCCTGTTCTTTACACCACTTTGTATCATCAGTGAAGATGATAACAGGTCTCTTCTCATGAAAACGTTTTAGTGCAGTATGATAATACTTTAGACTACATGGTGGATGGTCTTGTGACTTCTCCACATAGTCAGTCCTACGAACATGAAGTGCAATAGGTTCTGACAGTTCTTCCATTACCTCCTCACAGTTTGCAATCACATCTTTCTTGAATGTGAAGTCCTCTTTAATGGAGTCTGCAATATCAGTGAAGTATCTTTCAGTCTGAAAGTAACCAAAGAGACTGATATCATCAGGACACTGTTCTACAAATTCAGAATCATAGTTAAACTGTCTTTCTTGTAGAAACTTATCTGCAACTCTACCTCTATTCTTCAGATGAGGGAGAGTGAATGCATCAAAGAGTTGGTGGTCATTCCACTCATCATTGAAATCACTTTCAGGAATAGTAAATTCGTATCCATGTTTCTCTGCAATACCACGGAGTGCAGCATATTGGAACATCTGGTTACCCAGTCTTCCTACAATACCAAGATGATTAAAACCAATCATAAGAACTTTAAAATATTATTGATTCGATTGATGTAGGTATGCTTGTCTTTAATGAACTGCATTGCCTCCTTCATGTTGATCTTACCACCTCTTTCAGCTTCGATCAAGTTATGGTAAAGAGTTTCTGGTGTTCCACCATAAACCACGTAGTCACCAAATGCCTCTTTGATAAATGGTGAGTTTGTTCCTTGAACTCTTCCATAACTGATGTTCTTCTGAATCCTACAAGGGATGTAACCACATTGAAGATGCCAGTCACTTCTGAAGTCAGGACAGATGTATGAGTTCCGAATCAACATACGGTTCTCTTGATGACTCACAGACTGTGTATAGAGTTTGACTTCTTTACGATCATTTCTTGCACAGTGTGCAAAGTACTCAATCCAATATGGACCTTGTTCATACATCATACCAACATAATTGATGTACTGATTACTTTCATCAAACTTTATGTTGTCATTAACTTTAATCTCATTGGGAAGAAGATCGGTTCCCCATGTTTGATATAGAGTTCTGGTTGACTCGTCCCAGTGACAGAGATCTTCTACCTTCTCAAAGTGAACTGTGTTGCGAATACAGTTACCCAGTTTCAGAACGTTCTCAAAGGGAACTCCACGGTCTGTGAAGTATTTGGTGTCAACATGGTGAGTGATGTACTTGGATTCAGGTCTGACTGGCATGTGAGACTTCTGAGAGTCCTCTACAAAGAAGACAGTATTCTCATAGTCTAGTTGTAAGTAATGGTCCTCATTAGAGACCCACATCACATCGTAACCAAGACTTTCAAATGCTTTGTAGTATGTGTCGTGAATATATCCGTGTGTCGAACTATGGAGAGGGTAATGCCCCCAAATAATAATTTTCATAATACAGTTCCTGGAGGAAGATGATAATGGAATCCGAAAGGTGTGATACCTCTGGTTTCTGGAACAGGTTTCTCATGGGCGAACCTGGCGGCAATAGTTACAGGAGCAAACTTACAACCTAATACTTCGTATATATGTCTGTTATGGACACAGATACATCCGTCTTCTGCGGTGTTGTTTGCACCCATGTGTTTATAGAAGTTACCCCAGTTCACATCGAAGTGAACGTAAGCATTGTTAGGAACCTCTAGGAGTTTCTTAGAACGGAGAGTGAACCCACCGTTACCAACTCTCTGATGTCCTCCCCAGGGGTCAATGTATGCCCCGTCAGAGTGTTCCCATGGTGCTCCAATATAATCATACTCTAACCACAATGGATCCCACTTCTCAGGGTTAATGATAAATCCATCAGCCTGGATAGTAATACAGTGAGTTGTGTCTACATGTTTCTGTAGATCATAGATCATGTAATGACTATACTCATCAATAGAAGTAATCTTTGGACACTTCTCTACAGTGATACCTGCTTCTTCAAAGTCAGGACGATCCTGATCTGATATTAATTTCACCGCACCAAAACGAATACCCTGCATACTTTTTTGGAAAGCATACAGGGTCTGTTCAAAGTTCACACTGGAAACACATATAAGTGTTACATCAGGTAGGTCAATCATCTTCTCGTTTAATGTAAACAATACGGTTAGAACTGTAAGTCTCCTCTACTCTTTGACTATCATCAAACAGGAAGTTGTCAGAGAGAAGAGCCAATCCTTGTTTATGGTCTTCC